AGACAGGGTCACCTTAAAACAGTCCTAAAGCAGAAAACTGCTGAAGGAAAGTTCGTCGGCACAGCCGATATAACTGCTTTCACTGATAGGTTCCCTAGGGAGCCCCAGATTGAGCTAGTTAAGTCGGTGCTAGGTGCTGAAGTTGCAAAAGCGTGGACCAAAGTCGTCTGCGAACGTAAGTTCACAGTTGACTCAACTGATGAAGTAATTATTTACTCCACCGGTACACCCATGGGAGTTTACTCTTCTTGGGCAGTGGCGACTATGTCGCTACATGCTCTTGTTGAGTTTTCAGCCAATGAAGTTGGAAAATCCAATTTCAGAGGTTACCTGGTCCTTGGTGACGATGTCGCTATCTTTGAGCCTACTGTTTATCATAGGTTCTTGGATAACGTCAAAGCACTAGGGGTCCAGGTCTCACAGGTGAAGTCCACTGAGTCAAATCACTCGGCCGAAATGGCCAAGCGATTCTTCTCACAAGGACAAGAGATCACCGGTTTCCCTGTGTTCCTCTTGCCAGTTGTTCGTAAACAACCGGTTCAAGTACTAGAGGTACTGAGGCTCATTCTTGACCTTGGTTACCAGAAAGTACCAGTATTCCCTGTGTTGAAGCTCATGGGTATTACTATTAATAGTAAGTACTCGGCTTTGCTCTCTATACCACAAGCGCTAGGAGGTTATCCTAGTGCCCTGGCCGATCTAGCCTCTTACGAGGGTAAGATCGAATCCTGGTTGTGGCCCCAGGGTCAACTAGACTACTGCCGTGAGGTAGTAGTACAAGATGACTTTTGGGAAGAGATCCACAGACTAAACAAGTTTGTTGCCAAACTTGCCGAGTCTGATAGCGTAGACAACGCTATGACTTCAACATCAAGCCACGGACTTCCTGAGGATCACCCTCTTATCTTCGCTCTATCGGCCCGTCTAGAAGAATATCTAAACGTAGTCATAGCGCTCGGAGAAGAAGGTACTCCTGAGGATCTGTTCTCGAAATCGGGTAAGGTTTACTCGCTAATGTTTCCACCAGTGAGTCACCCTTACACGCATCGCTTTATTGGCCAGCGGCGAGCAACTAAAATTGCTCACGTCGGTCTAGAAGTGTTGTCAAGACTTCGTAAGAACGATGTTAGTCGAAGAACGGAAGACCAAGGTTTTGACACCTTGTTTACCAGCGCCTTCGAAAGCGCGGTGGTCCGTCCGGGTAGTTACCTCCCTTCACAAGG